TGTGCCTCATGCCTGCGGTAAAACTACTTAAGGTATGCTTATCACTCCTGCTCCTCTTGTGCAACACCTTGCGAAAGCTTTAAGGACACACCAGCAGCGCACGCCTAGCGGCGGCATCTCAATTTCCGCATGTTCAGCATGTGGCTGTGGGTTATTCCATCATGGCACTAGATTCCCTAGATCGCAGATTGCGGTAGGGAGAAAGGGCCGGTGACGTCCAATGCGCTAGGTCGTCCAACCATCACAGCACAAACGAGCCTTTCACAACTGGTCCTACTGTTTCCCCGAATCCTCGGCGGAAACACACTCGCGGTCGGCGTTCAGCCCCTTCAACTGAGGCGGAACATCCTATCGAGCATGTCATAGTCCCCGGCATTACAGGAGACGAAGTTGACTTCCGTACTGAGGCTCTTGCCTCTGACAGACACGCTGCCTCACGCCTTCGGGTAGCTGAGGAGCGTGAATCTACCCGTCTCGGTGACCTGCGTCACATGGCGCACCGAGGTGTTCGTGGAGGTGATTTCTCACATCTTCCTGAGGAAGCAAGAAGGAAAGCTCTGGCCAACATGCGTCGTAGCCAGATAGAAAGAAGAAGAGCTGCTCTTCTTGAGCCCGCTCCTGAGAAAGGGGCTGTTGACGAAAACGGTGTTGCTGTGAAGCGCACTGTCTTCGCTCCGATGTCCTACATCCAAGAAAATCAAGACGCTCGTGCTGCCGCTGCAGCACATCCCCGGGTTCGTGCCTGGGCGCGTCCCAAAAGAAAGGGGGCGCACAAATCCTCAGCTCCACTCCGTAAACCACCCCCGAAATGGGTGCAAGTTACTGGTGCCATTCGCAAGAATGGGGGAGTTGAGGGCGCGCGAGACTGGATTTTGAAACATATGTCCGGTTTCACACATGCAGAGTTTGCTGCGAAGTATTCCGGTTTTCAAGGACGGAAGCTTTCACTGCTCAGACAGATTGAGGCACTTTTGCTCATGTCTGGTATTGAGCCAAACCCTGGCCCTGACACCTTTGATGATGTCTTGGCGAGTGTGCGTCCCAGTTCTACTGGCGTATATCTCCATGTTTCTGCGTTTTCCCATACACATGAGGAGTTCCCTATCGTCCTTCGAACAGGCTTCACCATGTCGTTCTTTGAGCTCCCCTTGAGCTCTCAGCGCCAACGTCTTTTGGAGACGTTGGTGATGGCTGGGGTTCTTCGTCCTTGTTATGAAGAACTCGATTCAGAAGAAGATCCTCCTGATCACGTCGTTTCTGATGTGGTGGTGCCCGCTGCCTGCCCGTATGTCATACAAGACTACTGGGTAGAAGGTGAGTACCTTTACAGCGACCGTGAAATCAATCTTCTCATTGGATCACCAGGCCCACAACGAGGTCTTCGGGAAACACTCGAGGGCCATCGTCCTTACATGCACAGCACCAACCAACCCGCAGTTTTGCGGGGTGGTGCTCCTTTTCTCACTGCCATTCTTTATGACACTCAGGAAATTGGAGAGGTCACTGGCATTTCTTGGACGAAAAGTCCAATTGCGATGACTGAGTTCTTCATTCATTTCAATTGTGTTGCACGTACGAAGTTTTCGTACCGCATTTGTACTCGTTCTGAGCTCATGGCTTCTCTCCAACGTGGTGGTGTCCATCCAAATCCTGGTCCTCGTACGGGTGGTGATGGAGCCTCCACTTCCTCCTCTCAGAAGAAGAGGGATGGAGAGGAGAAAAGGCGTCATCTTCAAATCGATAAGAAGAAGCAGGCTGCCCAGGTGGAGGACAAGCGGCCTGCTAAAGGACAAACCACGCGTGACGTAAAACGGCGGGCTGCGATAGCACAGTCCGCAGTTGAAGGCGTTCAGGCCCTTCAGGCCACCGTGGATTCTCTCCATGAGAAGGAGAGAGATGAGGTAGAACTCGTTCCGTTGTGTGATCTGTACGAGCCTGCCTGTCCATGTCCTGGAGGATATGTTGCATACTCCCATTCCGATCCTCTTTCATCGGATGCAGCATATTCCTTTGCCACCCTTCCTTTCCCTCTTGCCGCCGATCGCGTTCTTCGTTTCACCTTCCATAGGGTGATCGAGCATTCCGATGAGGTGGAAGTGGGTACCAAGCGTGAGCATCCTGCTGATGAGAGATCTCCACAGCAGAAAACAGTTTCTCTTGCCCGGGGTCACTACCATGACATTGTCTACGTGGTGACCACAGCCTTGCGACCAGCTTTCGCAATGCGGGAGGAGAATCTTGTTTACGGTGAGCCGTGCACCGTTTCACTTCCTTTAGAAATGCTCCTCGATCAGAGGAAGGCATTATTGGGATGTGGAGCATCCACCTACGGCATTGCTCTGGAATCTGCGAAAGTCGTTCTTCGCAGATATTATCCTGATCCGGCCTCTTATCTTGAGGCCGGAGGCGACCATAGAATGAGATGGCTCATTCTGGCCGCTGTTCTTTATCTGGAATCAGAGCACCTCGCCGCTCCAAGCAACTGGACCGCCTTCTTGCACCGTGCAGTTTTCTCAACTGTATGGGGTGCCGCTGAGAGGGCTTTGTTTGAGCGTCAGACTGCCGTTTATGGGAATAGGCAGGCTTCTGGGTATTACATTGAGGGCTATCCGCTGGCTCTCGATACCTACAAGGACCTTGTTTCGAAGACAGGTTCTAGCATCCGGTTCTACACTTCTTCTGGTAGGAAGTGGCTGGGTGAGAAGAGTTCTGAAGTGCTCTCTCGCATGGGGATGAGCAGAGCGAGGTGGAACGGCGGCATGCCACTTGTCTTGGACAGTGTGGCTTGCATTCCTGCCCTTGATCAACGCGGCCTTTCTGCCGCATTTCTAAAGCGCCTTTCAAAGCAGACTGCTCCTGTTGACGAACGTGTCGTACCGTTCTGTCACAGATTATGCAGTGTTTTGTGTGCTCCGCTGGCCCCTTTGGAGCCAGTGGCTCGTGATGTTCTTGTCACTGAGGCTTTTGAAAGTGGTTCTTTTGACGGATGGTCTCCCTCCCTTCTTGTGGAGGCCCATGCCGCCGGCGAGGATTTCATCAACTTCGTGTCTGAGAGGTTCCTGGATGACATTAGGCATAATGGCATCATGGTGAAGAATGAAATTCTTGGGGCAGATTCTTATGACAAAGGAACTCGCTTTGTGGTGTGCCCGCCTGGGTACGTCCGAGCATATTCCAACTTTGTGCTGCGTTCTGCAGCAATGCGCCTTTCAACCCCGGGTCTTACACTCCTTGCTTCCGTTCTTGTGAAGCATTTGACGCGAGAGGGGCAACAGGCGAAAGTTTTGGAGCGGTTGACCGCCCATCTTGTCACAGGGTCGACATGCACGACCGACATTTCTTCTATGGAAAGTCAAGTCCGGGGTCCCTACCTGGTTTGTGACGAAATTGGCTTCCTGCAAAACTGCTCACCCGACCTTAGGGTTGTTGCTTCTGAGTATTTTGCAGTGCGCCAAGGGGAAATGTGCAGCGCAGAATGTGCTGCGTTCCGGAGTGTCTTCGGGCCTTGTAGAATTTCAGGGTCCCAGGAGACATCCGTTGGAAATTGTATTTCCAATGTCGTCTGGCAAGTGGCGGCAGAAATGATCACTGGCGCATTGTTGGATGATCAGGATGGTGACATCTCCAGTGTCCTATCCTCCCTTGCCTCCCTTTCTTCTGAAGAGCTTTCTGCGAAATTGCAGATGACTCAGGCATTCTCCCATGGGATGTTTGAGGGTGATGATGGCTTGATGCCCGCACCTAGCAGTAGATCCAGACCCGTCTATGTTGGCGTCTTGCGCCACTTGATGGGAGTGGATTTCAAGCTTGAAGATGAAGGGAAGTTCTGTGGCGTCGAGTACTTGCTGTCTCAGAGCGAAAAGGTTCTCGCAGTGGTTGATCCCCGTGTTATCATTGCGAAACTGAGTGTGGACTGGAATAACTATTCCACCACTCATCATGACCCAGAGAGGTTGGCTGCAAAAGCTCTCTCCTTCTTGGAGACCTTCTCTGACATCCCTATCATACGAACCGTGTGTAGGGAGATTGTCATGATCAATCGCCACCGATTGGAGTCAATGTCCGATCAGTTGGTTGATCCTGTTCAGGCTCCGCGTCTTATGCGCAAGCTGAAAGGAATTTTCATCAATGGGGACTATGTGGACGAGGCAGCACCTGAAGTGGCTGCCCACATTAGAACGACTCTTCTTGACCTTGAGCAGTTTTCTTTCACTGAAGAAGCTGATGCAGAGGTCAATGCTGTTTTGCACAAGGTTTATGACCTGTCCAGCAGCTATTTGGATCTTCTCCGAGATAGGATTCTCGGAGGTCTTCACTCTCTTCAGAGTGGGATCCAGGAGGTTGTGATTGATGAAGAGTGTCCTCTGCGCACAGCAGCTAGGACAATTCTGACCCACGTTCCTGACGTTCGTGCGCAGTGCCAGACAGCCAGCCAAACTTGGCATGCTAGCACTATGCGTACCAACCTCCTCAAGGCGCGTGGGATCAGTGGAGATTTCCTAATCTCCAAGTTCCGGAAAGTGTCGGCGCTCTGCATTTCTCTTTTTGCAGCTTACACTTTCATGATGGTCACCAAGCCTTTTCTGGGCCTGTTGATCACCGCAGCCGCAATGGTCTCATTGTCCAGTGTGGTTGCAATGCTTTGCATTCTATTTGGTGTGAAAAGTGGAAAGTCTATCTTGATTTTCCTGTTTGGAATTTTGGCTACTCCTGCCATTTCTATCTTCATGCTTGGCCTTTCCTTTTGGTACTCCGGAGGAAGACTCAGCACGTGGATTCGCACCAAGGTGATTGCTCATGGCATACGTGAGTGTGCCGACATGGTCGAAGATCCTCTTCTTGTTCGTCTCAGACCTAATGTCGCACCACCTCCTTCTATTCCGGTTAGAGACCGCTTATCAGCCAGTCTGAAGCGTATTCTAACACGCCTAAGAAAGAAGGTGGTCCCATCTCCATTGGCGACACACCACATCCCCCCGAAGCGTCCACTGCCTCCGCGCCCTGAACGCTCGAAGTCCACTTGAGTGGCTTCAAGTCCCTTTCTCTTGCTCTTTCACCAGTTACTCTGGTATTGCTTTTGAGGATGGCCCACTGGGTCGAGTACCACACGCTTGAGTTCGTCTCAGCGTCCCAGCGCCTTGTTCCGGCGCTATACATTCTACCTTAATAGGGAGAAATTTGGAACACAGCATAGGGCTCCTGAGGGAGCCCGTTGGGGCCATTGGCGACACACCAC